GTGGACAAATGGGTCAATCCGAAATTGATGACGAAACAGACCCACCAACAGTTAAAGCAAGAGCTGGTACTTTCCCGTTATTAATTCACGAATTAGTTAAAGGTGTATATGAAGTATTTGGTACACATGGTTTACCTGACGACCCGAGACAACAAGAAATGGTTATGGGTGCAGAAGACACTCTACCAGCAGAAATTTGGGATTCTAGATTAGGACCTATCTTTTGGGAAAAATTTGTTGCTACTTACCCAATGGAGTTATTTGAAGATGATATGAAACATATCCAACATTACCTGTTCATGAGATTTTCTAAATTAGATGCTAATGAATTTTTTAGAGTCGCTAAATTGATTTTACAAGGAGACCCTAAAGGACAACAGTTCATTCAAAGAATGGTTGATGAAATTGTTTCAGAATTAAAACAACAAGAATACGAAAGAAGTATGAACCAAAATGATGATGACGATGATGAAGATTTAGATGACATCGATTTATCACAGTTAGGTTTCTAAACTTATAAAGTTATAACGTCAAACCCTCATTTAAACATTTAAGTGAGGGTTTTGATATTTATAGTAAAATAGTTTTATGAGTTTAACAAAAGAACAACTTCTTTTAGAGTATGTTAAGTGTATGAAAGATACACCATATGCCTTAAGAACTTACCTACAAACATATGATAATACAGTATCTAAATACGTACCATTAGAATTGTTTCCTGACCAAGTAACTCTACTTGAGGACTACGAAATACATAACGAAAATATTGCGTTAAAATACCGTCAGGCGGGAGTATCCACTGTAACAGGGGCTTGGATTTCAAAAAAACTAGTTTTTGCTAAAAAAGAAAAACCTGAAAAAATTCTTATTATCGCCAACAAATTAGACACTTCCATTGAGATGGCTAATAAAATTAGGATGTTTGTTAGTCAATGGCCGTCTTGGACAGGTGTTGATATCGACCCTAATAAAAAATCTACAAAACATTATAAGTTAACTAATGGTTGTGAGGTTAAAGCCGTGGCAACATCTAAAGATGCTCTACGTGGTTTTACTCCTACAGTACTTGTATTTGACGAAGCGGCGTTTATCGAGGCAGACAGTGATTTCTGGGCAGCTTGTATGGCGTCATTATCTACGGGTGGTAAAGTAATTGTGGTTTCTACACCTAATGGATACGACCCTATTTACTACGAAATTTATGACCAAGCTTTACGTAATATGAATAATTTTAAAATTACGGAAATGTATTGGTTTAGAGACCCTAGATATGCGAAAGATTTATTCTTTGTTAAGACTGAAAATATAATTCACTACCTTCTTAATAAAGAAGAATATAATGAAAAAGATTTTATTAAATGGGAAGACAAACCATTTGAGAGTAGAGACTATGACGAAGTTAAAGAACTAATGTCCCAAGGATATAAACCGTGTTCTACTTGGTTTGAGAATATGGTTAAAAAACTTAAGTATGATAAACGTAAAGTTTCTCAAGAGTTGGAATGTAACTTTTTAGGTTCAGGGGATAACGTATTTGATTCTTTAATGTTACAAAAAATTAAGGAGAATACTATTATACCCCCAACAAATAAAATGATGGGGAACGCATTATGGATTTGGAAGGAACCTGTTGTGGGTCACAAATATGTAATGGGGGTCGATGTATCGAGAGGTGATAGTGAAGACTTTAGTTGTTTCCAAATAATTGATTTTGACAATAGAGAACAAGTTGCCGAGTACGTTGGTAAATTACCCCCCGACACAATGGCTGAGATATGTTACAAATGGGCAAATATGTACTCGTGTCATATTGTGATTGATATCACGGGTGGGATGGGAGTTTCAACCGCAAGAAAACTACAAGAAATCGGATATAAAAATTTATATATCGATGGAGTCGATTCTGCCAATAAATGGAAATACGACCCTAAAGCATTAGAAAAAATACCAGGAATAAATTTTAATAATAAACGTGTACAGATAATTGCATCTTTTGAGGAAGCGATGAGACACGACTTTAAAATTTACAGTTCTCGTTTATTCAATGAAATGAATACTTTTGTCTATATTAACGGAAGACCTGACCACCAAAAAGGTCATCATGATGACCTTATTATGGGTATTGCGATGGCAACATATGTTGCGGAAGCGTCTTTTAGTAATCTTACAAAAGTTACTGAACACACAAAGGCAATGATTGATTCATGGTCAGTTAGTAATAATGATAACGTATCCCAACAGATTGCTTTCAATCCTGTAATACCTCATTATACAGAAAGAATTTCACAATTTAATAGTGGTCATATACCAAGAGAAGAATATATGAGACACGCTTGGTTATTTGGTGGTAGATAATATTTATAATAAAACAAAACGATGGGATTAATTGGTAGAAAAAGGTCGGGAAAAAAATTTAACGGGAGTAAGTTGAATGTCCCAGGTCAAGGGATTAGTTCAGTAAAACCTGGCGGTGATAATAAGATAAACCAACAAAAAAGTAGTGATAACAAAGGGAATAATCAATAACTATTTATATTATTCTTATTTGTGATTAAATTAAATATATGGAAAATAATAATAACAATAATCTTACAGTTTGGCAAAGACTTTCCCATGCCTTTGGTCCAAATGCACTGTTAAATCAAGATTATCCAACATATAAGTTTGATAAGAGGGACCTTTTAAAAACGACCTCAAAACCTGAATATGAAAGGGAATTATTACAAGCACAACAAACTATGTATTTGGCCAATCAGTGGACCAAAATAGAGAGTAACTTGTATACGCAAGCAATATATTACGAACCAACAAGATTAGCTTCATTTTATGATTACGAATCTATGGAATACACTCCAGAAATTTCAGCGGCGTTGGACATTTATGGGGAGGAGTCGACAACTGCAGACCAAAATGGTTACATGTTACAAATTTATTCTGAATCTAAACGTATTAAAGGAATTTTAACCGATTTATTTAATAATGTTTTAGATATCAATACCAATTTACCTATGTGGACAAGAAACACATGTAAGTATGGTGATAACTTTGTTTATCTAAAATTAGACGCTCAAAAAGGTGTAGTTGGTTGTATGCAATTACCTAACATCGAAATTGAAAGATTAGAAAGGGGAATGCCCGCTCAAGCCACAAGACAAAATGTTGACGAACCTGCCGAAAACAAAGGTTTAAGGTTTAAATGGAAAGTTAAAGATATGGAATTTAACGCTTGGGAAATTGCACATTTTAGATTGTTGGGTGATGATAGAAAACTTCCATACGGAACTTCTATGTTAGAAAAAGCAAGACGTATTTGGAAACAGTTATTATTATCGGAAGATGCTATGTTAATATATCGTACATCAAGAGCACCTGAACGAAGAGTGTTTAAAGTATTTGTTGGTAATATGGACGATAAAGACGTTGAGGCTTATGTACAAAGAGTGGCAAACAAATTTAAAAGAAACCAAGTTGTTGATGACAAAACGGGTAATGTTGATTTAAGATTTAATCAAATGGCGGTTGACCAAGACTACTTCATACCTGTTCGTGACGCGGCGGCACCAATGCCAATTGATACATTGCCTGGTGCTCAAAATTTGGCGGAAATTGCGGATATTGAATATATACAAAAGAAGTTATTAACCGCTCTAAGAGTCCCAAAAGCGTTTTTAGGATTTGAGGAAGTTGTTGGTGAAGGTAAAAATTTATCATTACAAGACATACGTTTCGCAAGAACAATTAATAGAATACAAAAATGTATGATTGCGGAATTAAATAAAATTGCAATTATTCACTTATTCCTTCAGGGGTTTGAAGATGAATTAGGTAACTTTACATTAGGATTAACTAACCCATCAACACAAGCGGATTTATTAAAAGTTGATGTTTGGAAAGAAAAAATATTATTATATAAAGATGCGGTTACCGCTATAGAAGGTATTGCACCTGTTTCTATATCATGGGCTAAAAAACATATTTTAGGTTTTTCTGATGAAGAAATTAAACTTGATTTACAACAACAAAGAATTGAGAAAGCGGTTGGAGCTGAATTAACCAATACCGCAACAATTATTAGTCATACAGGATTATTTGATAATGTTGATAAACTTTATGGAGGTGCTAAATCAGGAGATACCGCAGGAGGAGCCCCACCACCACCTCCAGGAGGAGAATCTTCACCACCACCACCTCCACCCTCGGGAGGTGAAGAAGGACTTACACCTGAGTCATTCAACCGAGACAATTTAAAAATACTTTTAGAATCTGACTCATTAACTGACGAAGACTCGTATATAGATTTATCTAAAGGAAAAAATTCTTTAGGTGAAATGGAAGAAAAATTGAATAAACTTTTAGGTGATTGATATTTATAATAAAAAATATAAAATGGTAAAGTTTGGAGTATTAAAATCAAAAATAGAAAAGGTATTAGTAGAATCTTATTCTAATAACACTTTTAGAGATGAATTAAAAAGATTTAAAATTAATGTTTTAGAAAATAAAAACATTAGTAAGTTATTTTACCTATACGATGAATTGAACTCCAAGAGAGGTTTAAATGAATTTATTGCAAATGACTATATTAATGAGTGTATTACACTTTATGAAAATACAATTAATAAAGTTAAAGAAAAAGACTTATTAAAAATTAAAAATTGGGTTGGTAAAATAAAGGCTGAGAATGAATACTCAAACATTGATAATTTGTTTTCTACTGACGTACTAACTATCGAATCTAAAATCCAAAGTAAAAAAATTATTAAGGAGTCTTTAACAAAACCAAAACTTATTGATAAAAATTATGTTTCATTACCATTAAGTACTATGGTGGGTATCGCTAATAAAACAATAATGAATTATGTTGAGAATCTTAATGAGTCAGAAAAAAAGGAATTATTTGATTTTCTATCTACAGATGATTCATCAATAGAGAGTGATTTTAATGAAGTTAAAACTAATGTTATCAATAAATTAAACACATTAAAAGAGGGTTCTGATTCTGAAACATTGTCAAGAATTACGGAAACAATCCAAAAAGTCTCATCAGAAAAATGTGACAAATTTACATTGTTTAAATTGAGAAAACTTAAAGAAACTCTTTAATCTAAATTAGATTTAAATTTTTTCTGTACGTATTTTGCTTTTTGTAATTCTTGTCTTCTTTTAACAGAATCTTTTACAAAAGTCTTCCTATCATTTAATTCTGACATTTGTCTTGTCTTAATGATTTTGCTTTTATATTGTTTTAAAGCTTTCTCAATTGAGTTCTTACTGTCTACTTTAACTATTATCATATACTACATATATCTCGAATTTATCCTTTTTTTGACTATTGGGACAAATATACCTATTTTTTTAAAAAATAAACTTAAAAAATATGGAATTTAATGAAAAAGGGGAAAACCTCGAAAATCGCAGGGTTCAAAACGGCCAAAGTAATTTATGGCACAGTTGACTCATTCAATCTCAGGTCGTTGTATTTAAATATTCAAACATGGGTAGAACCAATTAAAGATTCTGAAAATTGGAATAGAGTAGTTCAAAATCTAAGTAGAGAAATAAAACACGTTGTGTTAGACTCATTAGACAAAACAATTTTTGATGATAAATTTATCGTAGATTTAGACTTAAGGTCGAGTGGTTTAACGTTAGGAAAAAAATCATTTCTAAATCTCGAAATAAACCTTTATTTAAAAGAAGAAGGTATCGACTTTAAATCAGTTATTTTAAGAGACTCACTAAAAAAATTAACAAAAGATGTTTTCCAAAATGGTTTTTTAGAAAATAAGTATTTCGCCTTTTATTTAAGTAAAAGAGAAAAAGTAAACGTATAATCCCAATTACTTTAATATTTATAAATAAAAATTGACAATGAGTTTACAAATAATACAACCAGGCCAAGTTGGTAAAGGGATACTTATCGAATACGATGCGGGATTTATTAATCCAAAAGACAAATATAATTCAGAAATTATTAAAGAGTCCAAAAATTTTATGGACCATAGTAAACCTTTTGAATTTTATGCGGTATTACAAAAGTACAATACCCCAAACAGAAATGGTAGAATATATCCTGAAAGGATTTTAAAAAGAGAAGCGGATAACTACAAAAAGATGATTGAGAAGGGAACTTCTTTATCCGAATTAAATCACCCTGAATCTTCATTAATTGACTTAGATAGAGTATCTCACATAATAACTGAAATATGGTGGGATGGTCCTATCTTAATGGGTAAGTTAAAATTACTTACAAGTCCAGGATTCCATGAAAGAGGTGTGTGTTCTACAAAAGGAGATTTAGCGGCAAACTATTTAAGACAAGGTGTTACACTTGGTATTTCTTCTCGTGGAGTTGGTTCGTTAAAAAAGGTTGGTGAACAAAATGAAGTACAGGACGATTTTGAATTAATTTGTTTTGATTTAGTTTCCTCACCATCAACACCTGGAGCTTATTTATTTTTAAACCCTGAAGACCGAAATAACTTTGAAGAAAATCTTGACGAGGAAAAAAGAATGTCGGTTGAAAGAAATATTGGTCAATCAGGTAACAAGTCTCTTGACTTAATGAAAAAACTATCCGATTATTTAGGATATTAAAAAAAATTATTTATGGACGAAAAGTATTTCATTGCAAGAGTTACTATTGATATGGTAGATTCCGAATCAGGTAAAGTAAAAAAACAAAAAGAAGAAAAGTTAGTTAAAGGTTATAACCCAACTGATGTTGAAGCTAAAGTTACAAAGGTATTTGAGAACTACACTCAGGATTGGAGAATAACTGCTATTGTTGAAAGTAAAATAGATGAGGTGATAGAATAATTAGATTTCAATAGTTTAATTAACATAGAAAAAAGGAGGTTCGAAAGACCTCCTTTTTTGTTTTTGTCAAAAAAGGAAATATTTATAAAGTATAAAAAACTAATTGTTAAATTGTTATTAAATAAAACTTTTTAACAATTGGTAATATTTATTATAAAAATAAAAACGCAAAAATGGCAAAAGAAAAATCATTAGTAGAAGAAGCAATCATCCAAATGAAAAATTTGGAAGAGGCGGTTGCCGAGAATGCAAAAGGAATACTTGCATCAACAATGAAGCAAGAAATCAAAGATTTAGTAAAAGAATCTCTTTCTGAACAAGATGAAGATGAGGTTGAAACAGACGTTGACATGGAAGACGATGCTGACATTGATATGGAAGCTGATGTTGACATGGATACTGATAACGACTTAGGTGACGAGGACATGGATGACGAAGATATGGACATGGATATGGACATGGATTCTGAAGATGTAATCGACCTTACGGGACAACCTAGTTCTGAAGTTCTTAAAGTGTTTCAATTACTTGGACCTGAAGACCAAATAGTGGTTACAAAAGACCCTAATGGGAACATAAACTTAAAAGATAACGAAACAAACAAAGAATATATGATAGTAGGTGAAAATATCGAAGAAGACGATGACTTTCTTAATGAGTACTCTGATTCAGACGACTTCATGAATGAAGACGATGAAATGGAAGATTGGTCAACAGAAGAAATGGATGAAGAAGAATCAATTGACGCTCTTGTTGAAAGAGTGTTTGGTGATGATTCTGAAGAAGATGATTTTGAAGACGAAGATTCTGATTTCGAAGGTTTTGCAGGTTTAGATGAAGACATGGACATGATGGGTGATTCAGGTGTCGACCAATTAGGTGAAGACGATGATAATATCGTTTACGAAATTGAGTTCGATTCTGAAGAAGACGATATGTCTGAACTTTCTGAATGGGGTCATTCTGAAAATGAAATGATGATGCACCACTTTGGAAGTGATGATGACGATGATGAGGACTTCGAAGGTCAAAATGATATTTTAGACTATGAAGAGAGAGCTATGAATCGTATGTTGAGTAAATCCGACAATTACGATGAAATCGATTTTGATGAAGATATGGAAGAACCTGTAATGGAAGGTAAAAAAATGGCTCGTAAAGCACCTGGAGTTGGAATGGGTAAACCTAAATTTTCTTATGATAGCAAACCTAACCAAGATTTACCAACTAAAAAACAAAAACATGGTGGTAAAGGAATTGGTTTCGGAAGTGCTAAAAAAGCATCTAAGTTTGACGCTGACAAAGATAATGGTCAAATGGATGGTGAATTTAGAGTAAAACCTAAAAAAGTTGAGGCTAAAGAAGCATCACGTACTTACGGTAATGGTTCTAAATCAGGAAGAGGTTTAAGAAAAGGAATCACTCCTAATAGAAACTTAACGTTTGAAAGTGTTGACGGTAGAGAAATACAACTTCTTAGAGAAAAGAATGAAGAATACAGAAAAGCTTTAAATATTTTTAGAAATAAATTAAATGAAGTTGCGGTTTTCAATTCAAACTTAGCGTACGCTACTCGTTTGTTCACCGAACACTCAACATCAAAACAAGAAAAAATTAATATTCTAAGAAGATTTGATTCTGTAGAAACTATTAAAGAGTCTAAGAATTTATATCATCAAATTAAGGACGAGTTATCAGTACCGTCTAACCAATCACCAATTAATGAATCATTTGAAAGAGTAATTGAAAAAGCTCCTTCTACAGGTTCAGCAGTTAACTTGATTGAGTCTAAGACATACGAGAATCCTCAGTTCTTAAGAATGAAAGACTTAATGTCAAAATTAAGATAATAAAAATAAAATAAACAAAAAAAATAAAAAACCAAAAAAATGGGAGCATTATTAGAATCAGGTCTTGTTGGTAACATTGGTCTTAAGCACCTTAAAGTTATCAAAGAAGATACAATTAACAAATGGGATAGATTAGGATTCCTAGAAGGTCTTAAAGGACATTTAAAAGAGAACGTGGCTCAGTTATATGAGAACCAAGCATCTCACCTAATTAATGAGGCAACTTCTGACGGTTCTTCAGGTTCTTTCGAAACTGTTGTATTCCCAATCGTTAGACGTGTATTCTCTAAATTATTAGCGAACGATATCGTATCTGTACAAGCTATGAACTTACCTATCGGTAAATTGTTCTACTTTGTACCTAAAATTCAAGGTTATAACGATGGTACTTATGACGCTTCTACTTTTGAAGGTCAATCAGGTGAACACTACGGTCCTGTTGGAGCAGTAGATGGTTTAACTGCTGCTGACGCTAAAGCTGGACAAGGTTATATCACAGGTACAGGTTCATACAACCCTACTTACAAGAAAAGTCTTTACGATTTATTCTATGAAGGAAATGAAGGTCAATTAGACCCTCCAGGATTATTTGATTACTCAAAAGGTCAGTGGTCAGCAGTTACTGTTGGTACAACTGTACAAGTTTGGGAAAATGGTAATTTAGTTGACGCTGATGGAGCATTAGACGGATTAAACGTTAGAAAAGTAATCGTTTCTATGTGTGGATTCGCTGACACAGGAGCTGGTAAATTAATCGGACCTGACGGTAACGAATATGACACTGAAAGTTTCTTAGCTGACTTAAGAATTTTTGCTAACACTGCAGCACCTTTCTCAGGAGAAAATCAGTGTAATAACACTCATAACGTTGATGGTAACGGTGATTTTACAACACCAAAGTCATTATTGTTCAGAGTTGTTACTCAACAATACGGTCAAGGTATCGTAAGTGGTCTTAACAATAGAGCACAAGCTACATGGCCTACTGAAGGTAATGGTGGATACTACAATAACATTTGTAACCCTAATGGTTGTATCTTGTTAGAAGTAGATTTATCTTGTCCTGTATGTGCTAACTGTAACGCAACATCTTTAGATGGTTACACAGGTACTACATTAGGTGAATTAGGAAATGGTGATTTCACTGCGGTATTCAGACGTTACAAAGAACTTGAATTCGAAGACAAAATTGGTGAGGTTTCTTTTGACCTTGAGTCAGTTACTGTATCTGTTACAGAAAGAAAACTAAGAGCACAATGGTCTCCTGAATTAGCTCAAGACGTTGCGGCGTTCCATAACATCGATGCTGAGGCTGAGTTAACTGCATTGTTATCTGAGCAAGTAGCTGCTGAGATTGACCGTGAAATTTTACGTGACTTACGTAAAGGAGCGGCTTGGAATTTACGTTGGGATTACAACGGATGGAGAAGAATCAACGCAACTACTGCGTATACACAAAAAGACTGGAACCAAACATTGATTACTGCTATCAACCAATTGTCAGCACAAATCCACAAGTCAACACTTCGTGGTGGAGCTAACTGGATTGTTGTATCTTCTGAGGTTTCTGCGATTTTTGATGATTTAGAATACTTCCACGTATCTAACGCGTCTCCTGAGCAAGACCAATACAACATGGGTATTGAAAGAGTTGGTACATTAGCTGGTCGTTACCAAGTTTACCGTGACCCTTACTTCCCACCTAACCAAGTGTTAATCGGGCACAAAGGAACATCATTGTTAGACACAGGTTACATCTACGCACCGTATGTACCTCTACAATTAACACCTACAATGTATAACCCATTCAACTTTACACCTATCAAAGGTATTATGACAAGATACGCTAAGAAAATGGTTAACAACCGTTTCTACGGACGTATCACAGTTGATGGAGTTAGAACATTCGACTTAAGAGAATTGAGATAATCAATATCTTATTAGATACCAAAAAGGAGACAAGAAATTGTCTCCTTTTTTATTATATGCTAATTATATTACGCGAATTATTCAAGTTTAACATTTTTACATTTGACATAAAATGTTAAAATAGTATTTATTAGGTATAAACATAATTTTTATGAAAAAATATTTAATAGTCTTATTATTTTTCTTATATACTTTTATAGGAAATACACAAGTTAGTTTTTATACTTTTAGTGAAACTACAGGAACTTACACCGCTATAGTTGGTGGAACACAATTAGTAACTACTACAGGTGGGGCAGTTTCATACGATACTGATGGTAGTTATTTTACTTTACCCGTTGGTTCTCAATTTATCTTTAATGGTTTTACAATAACCTCAGTTAATATGACCGCGGATGGTGCGATTTGGTTAAACCCAGGGACTACTACAACAGGAAATGGTACAACAGGTGCTATATCGTCAACTGCAACCGCTTCAGGTGTTATTTGTGCCATGAATATGGATTTAAGAAGTACCGCAATTGCAAGTCAAGTATATGAAAGAAGATGGCAGGACGTAGGAACCGAGGTGGTATTCCAATGGCAAAATTGTGCAAGATATTCAACAACAACCCCATTTGTTCAAACTGAAAGATTTTCTTTTCAAATTAGGATAAATAAAAGTACAGGAGTTGTTAGAATAGTTTATGGTAACATGACAACAATTGCGGCAAGTACTCAATACGTACCTATGGTTGGTTTAAGGGGTACTGTAAATACTGATTATAATAATAGACGACTAACAGGTACGGTTCCTGACGCAACACCCAATTGGGGGGCACCTAACGGTACAACTGCTGGAACATCTAATGCACATACCGTTAGATTTACATCTACAGGAAGTTGTTTTCCTTCAACAGGACTTACATTTATATGGACACCACCCGCA